TATACTGTCCATTTATTCTTCAAGTAGTTCAACCACTTATTTATATAACCCCCTCTAATAAAGGGGGTTTTTTATTTCCAACTGATTTAATTTGATTATATTTATAATAAATGAATATAAAAGATATACTGGCAGATTATTTTAAGTTGAATCCATTACAGAAAGATGATTTATTAGTTCAACTATCAGAACATTACTTTAGGGAAGGTATTGAAATGGGTTTATCATCAGTGGAAATACTAAATTGTTTTCAACCCTTAATTGATGAAGCAATTAAAAATGATGACTTTGAGGTTGCACAAGCATTTAAGGATATTAGAGAAGCAATAGAAATAGTATTAAAAGAAAGGATGAAAGATGGGCTGTAATTGTAAAAAAGGAACAAAACAAATTACAAACAACCTTGATAATCCTGACCACATACAAAACGCAAAACAGGTCGTAGAATCAATTATAAATGTAAAAGATATACAAACCCTCAACGACTTGGATATAATTGAAATTATGGGGGCGTATTATGGTCTATACCCATCATCAAGTATCAGACCATCAGTGGAAGATGCAATAAATCAAATTAAAATAGGAATTGAAATATATGGAACAAAATATACAAGGAGAAGATAACACTCCAAAGCGAGGTAAAGGAAGACCAAGGCTTGAAGAAACAATGAAACCAGAGTGGTACAAGATTATCATAGATGCTGGTGTTGAAGGAAAACACATAACACAATTCTTAATTGAATTGGGAATATCATGGGAAGGTCATTACAGATTATTAAAGACAAATAGAAAATATTCTGAAGCGTTTAATGCATATCAAAAGTTGTGTGAAGAGTGGTGGTTCAATAAAGCCTATGAATCCATGAGTGATAACAACGGACAAGGGTTTAATACAAGGTTATGGCAGGTTATTATGACCAACAAGTTTAAGAACAACTGGAAGAGTGAAAAACATATTGATGTTACAACTCAAGGGGAGAAGATAGATAATTCAACCAGTCCACTACAGATTGAGATTATAAGAACAAATATGGGACAAGATGAGAGAGAAGAGTGATTATTCTTATCCAAAGAAGGGTAGTATATTAAAGACAAAGAATAACTTTGATAATATCAACTTTGAGGTACAGACAATAGACAAGGTTGATTTCAAATCACTTATATTATCTTTTGAAGGTTGGTTTATAGTAGATGTGGACTATAAACCCCACAGGAAGATGGAAAAGTTATTACAACAGATTAAGAATACAATTAAACTCAATTCCAACAAACATTACTTTAATGGTATGTTGATTGATGTTATAGAAATACCACACACATTTGAAACTCAAGCAACAGGTTATGTAACCTTTGAATACACCTTATTTGTAAACAAGGGGGTTAAGTTTAACAAACAAGAACTAACAACCCTTATGGATGAAATGATTGATTTAATCTATAATGATTATTTCAAAGAACCGATGGACTTTGTGGTCTATAAAAATAGAATAGAGTTTAACGAAAGATAACAAAAAAACATTATCTTTGTAATATGGTAAATAGAAATTGTCCTGTTTGTAATGTTGAGTATCTTGCTGACCCAAAAAGATTAAAGTGGGGGAGACAAACAACTTGTTCTCGTAAATGCTCTTATGTTTTTAGAGCCAGTCAATTAAATAAACAAATTGAGTGTAGATGTGGAACATGTGATAAATTATTTTATAGACCTCAAAGTCATATTATAACTAAACATAATAATGTTTTTTGTTCTACTGATTGCCAATACACCGCAAGAACTAAAAATATAACACCTCGCATTGTAAATAATCCATATAATATTGTTAGAAAAACCGATGAGGAAAAAAAAGAAACAGTAAACAAATGGAGGAACAATAGAAAACAAGACCCAAAATACAAACTTATAAATGCTGTTAGAAGTAGATTAAGTGAATATCTTAAACAAAGAGGTTATAAAAAAGATAAAAACACCTTTAAGATAATTGGTTGTACTCCTGATGAGTTAAGACAACATATTGAAAAACAATTTAATGAAGGTATGTCTTGGGGAAATTATGGACATGAAACTTGGCATATTGACCATATTATTCCAATATCATCAGGTAAAAATAAAGACGAGATATACAAATTATCTCATTACAGTAATCTTCAACCATTATGGGCTGAAGAAAATTATGAAAAATCAAATAGAATATTATGAATATAGAACAACATTTACAAAAGTGGAAAGAAAGAGATGGTAGAACACCTCGTAATATTGATGAGATTGATAATACCCCTTATGAAAATACTCAAGGTAGATTCACCCCCAACCTATTGGTATGTGATGATATATTAAATGATGGAATAAAACCAAACAAGGGTCATAGGAGCAAATCAAAGGTTACTGGTTATGGTGAGTTTGGTGGGGGTAAGAGTGAGTATCACGGAATAGGTGAGTATATGGAGGTTGATAGTAAGAGTAGGTACTACGACCTTGATAAATGGTTTGATAAGGTTATAGATAGTTTATGAAATATCATAGAAAAGTATTATCTTTGTAAGATGGAAATGATTAAAACCAAATATTGTAGTAAGTGTGGTGTTGAAAAACCTGCTGATAACATACATTTTGTAATAAGAAAAACAGTTAAAAGTGGTATTGGTTCTGAATGCAAACAATGTAGAAATCAAAATGCTAAATTAAATGTTGATAAAGAATATAAAAGACAATATGCGATAGAGTATAGAAAAACTCATAGTGAATACTACAAAGAAAAAAACAAAGAGTTTGAGTTAAAAAATAAAAAAGAACGAAATAAAAAAAGATACGAATATAAAGTTAGAAGATTAAAAAATGATAGTTTTTTCAAGTTAAAAAATGATATCTCAACACTAATTAGAAATCGTATTAAAAATAAAAGTAAATCAACTAAAGATATTCTTGGGTGTTCTATTGAGGAGTTTATGATATACATTGAAAAACAATTTCAATCAAATATGACTTGGGATAATCACACTCAATTTGGTTGGCATTTAGACCATATAACACCATTATCATTAGCCAAAACAGAAGAAGATTTATACCGATTAAATCATTATACCAATTTCCAACCTCTTTGGTGGTATGATAATTTAAGTAAATCAAATAAACTACCTGAACAATGGTTAAATGACTAAAATCCAAACAACAAGAGTATTTGAGGACTTGACTACCACAGACAAAAGAGTGTGTGTATTTCAAGGTAGTTCTCGTGCATCTAAAACTTACAATATTCTAATCTATTGGATTTACAAACTATTACAAGAAAATGGTAAAACTTTATCACTGGTTAGAAAAACATTACCAGCACTTAAAGGGTCAATCTTAAGGGACTTAAAAGAGATACTAATTAACTTTGGTGTTTATGAACCTGATAAATGGCATTCAGTTGATGGATATTTCCAACTTGGAACAAATACTATTGAGTGGTTTTCTGTAGATGATGAAACAAAGTTAAGGGGTAGAAAAAGAGATTACTTGTTTATAAATGAAGCGACAGAAATAAACCAAGAAGAATATACCCAACTAATCCTTCGTACATCAGATAGGGTTATAATTGACTTAAACCCATCATTGTGGAACTCTTGGATATATGACTTGGAAGGACAAGAAGATGTCTTTTACACAATAGTAACATACAAGGACAATCCATTTTTATCTGATGTTCAAATTAAGGAAATTGAAAAATTACAATATAGAGACCAAAACCTTTGGAGGGTATTTGGATTAGGACAAAAGGGTGTTCCAACAAGAGTTGTATTTAATCATCAACAAGTAATTGGGGAAATACCACAAGAGGCAAAACTACTTGGATATGGAATTGACTATGGTTATCACGATGCTCAAACACTTATTGGTGTGTATAAGTTTGAGGATAACATTTATGTTGATGAATTATTATATCTAAAAAGAACCACAATACCTGATTTTATCTACAAGATAAAAGATTTAGGTATAAACTTAAAAGATGATTATATCGCTGATTCAGCAAATCCCCAAGCCATAGAAGAGATGAAAAGAAATGGTATAAATGTTAAACCTGTAGCCAAGGGTACTATTCTACACGGAATTGATTTGATTAAAAGACATAATCTATTGGTTACATCTACATCAACAAACCTGTTGGATGAATTAAACCAGTATATATGGAAACAGGATAAGAACTTAAAAAACTTGGATGAACCTATTGATGACTTTAACCATTGTATTGACCCAATTAGATATGTTCTACAAATGAAGATTAACAAACCAAAAACAAAAATAACAATAATATGAGTATAGAAATACAATTAAACGACAGAGTGATTCAAGTACAACCTGAAATCACAATAGAACAATTCCAAAGATTACAGAACAAAGAAGAAATCTATAAAACATCCCCGCCTGACTTATTGTCTTTATTCTTAAATGTCCCTTTTAATGAACTCAAGTATTTACCCTTAAATCAAATGGTCCTTCCCTCACATCTAAAGAGCACAC